GAAACAATCTTAAAGATCCGGATTATTCTTATTCAAATGAATATATTGAAAACTGGTTAGATAAATTAAAAGAGGAGATTATTTAATTATATAATTTATATATTAAACAATTAAACAAATGAACACCCAACCAGAACAATCCCCCTCGGAAATACAATTGAAGTTAAATCTACAAAACATCGTTTCTTACTATCACATTTGTCGTCCAGAAGAAAGAGAAAAGCTTAATGATTTGCTTGTTGATAACATGATAAGATATAGACATTTAAAAAAAGAGGAGTATAGATTTTGATGACAGACTTAATATCATTCACTTCTAGAGAAATAAAACGCAGACAATTAGAAAAAAAGGTAGACAATGCTTTGCTTTTCATGGGCATGACAAAAGACAAGAAAGCTAAAGAAGTTTATGCAGATATAATTAATCAATCACAAAAAGAATATTATGACTCATTTAAATTCTATTATATGCCTGATACTTTTAGGGGTGTCGTAATTACTTAACATGAGTGATAGAATAATAATTAATCAGATAGAATGTTGTTACTGTAAAAAGGTAAATAAGAACATTTTCTATAATGATGAATGGGCAAATAGTTTTGAATGTATAATTTGTGGAGAAGAGAACTTTATATTTCCAGCGTATAAGACTTATAAAAAAGTGAATAATGAAAAAATCAAAAAGAACAAAGAAGAATAAAAAATATATCTGGAACTGGATAGATTATTTTGTTGCAATCTTGGGAATTACATTTTTTATAGCTATAATTATTCAAATATTAAAGATCCATAATATGATATGAATTTATTATTGGTTTATTTACTTTTCATTATTCTTATTTTTGCAATTGTTTTTACTCTTGTAATAATTTTTGATAGAAATTTTCAAAGGTAAAAGATAAGAAACAATAGCCTTATAAGCAATACTCAATAAGAATACTACATGAAAGTCAAATGCCCTTTCTGCAAATGGATTCAAGATTATCTAGGTAGGAAAAATATTTATTATTGTTGTTCTAATTGCCATAGGGCAGTAAGAATTCAGGAAAATTTATTAAAAGAAGAGGAGATAAAAAGTGGTTGATTTTACAACAGTATTTTATGTATTTATTGGATTTGCAGTTGGATTCGCAGTTGGAAAGTTCTTTGTGCCGCTTGTTCAGGCTACAAGAATTTTTGGAAAAGAAATGCATAATACATTAGATACTGATAAAAAAAGATTAGACGAGGTGAAATACTAAATGGTTCCATCATTAGATGAAATAAATCAGAAGGTCCTTGGAGGAATAACTGTTCAAAGTGTAACTTCAATAATAGGTTGGATTGTTTTAGCTATTGTAGTTATTGCTTTAGCAGGTTTTGGAATTTGGTGGTATTATAATAAAAAACTTTTCAATAAAAAAATAACTGATTTTGAACTTATCAATGGAAATTATATTCCTGCAAGAAAAGATTTAGCTAAGACTATTAAATTAGGGGCAGGAGGATTTGAAGTTATTTATATACAGAAAATTAAAAGATATAGACTTGCTTATGGAGCAAGAATAGGTAAAGATAATTATTATTTCTTCATAGGCCAAGATGGTTATCCTTATAATGGATTACTTTCAGGAACATTGACGAAAGATGGAATAGTTCCAATCATAATTACTAATCCGACGGCAAGAGCACAATATACTGCCCTTGAAAAGCATGTAGACCAATTATATTCTGATAAAAAGACTTTCTGGGATCAATACGGCAATTGGATATTATCTGGAATGTTTATTATGATAATTGGAATATTTGGATGGCTTATGCTTAAAGAATTTTCAGCAGTTACGGGTCAGCTTCCTAATCTTATTGATAAAGTTGCTGAACTTGTTGATAGAGTCAATAAACTTATTGTTATTACAAGTTCAAATAGCGGAGGTTTGACAAAAGTCGGTTAATATGGCAAGAAATACTCCTAAACGTTCTCATTGGAAAAAAGGCATACAAAAAATAAGATGCCAAGCTTTTAAATGTAAAAAATTATCAAGAGATTTATATGAGGGGAGATATTTATGTGGAAAACATTCGCCATATAGGCGAGGATATATAGGCGAGGATATATAGGAAATACAAATGAAAAAACAAAAACAATCAAATAAAATAAGAGAAGTTCAAAAGACACAGGGACAATTAACTGACGAAGATTTAGATAATCTAATAAATAGAACAATCAAAATGGCTCTTGAAACAGGATTATTGAGAGATTTGCTTAATGTTTCAATTAAGACTGTGACGATAACTCCCCCAGATCAAATTGGGACAAAAAAGAAAAAGAGGAGAAAGAAATAATGGGATTAGCAACAATAGGAATAATAGCAATCTTAATTATCTTAGTCGGATTTATAGCAGTCTTAATTTGGATGTGGAAAAGATTACATCAAATAAAAACTGGAGTTCCTCCAGAGATACTTAAAGACTTCGAATTAGCTGAAAGGATGGTAAAAGAAAATCAACAAAATGGAATCACAGAAACAGGAGAACAAATCCTCTTTAGAATCGGAAAAGCAAGAGTTGCCGAGCAAGGAAGAACTAATGCAGTTAATCCAACAACAGAGACAGGAATTAGTAAAATACTCCCTGAAAGACGAGAGCCAGTTCAGGATAGAGTTATTGACACAGATAGTTCAGATGAATCAGTCCCTATCGCATCTTACTCAGATAGCTCAGACTCTCCAAGAGATGAACGGAAGTTTATCTCCAAACTCGGAGACAGACTCAGAGCAATCCGAAACAGAGGAAACAAAACCAACTAAAAAAGGAAAGTAATTTTCGAGATGAACAGACAGACAATATTAAATTGGATTGTTATTGTAATGATAATTGGAATAGCTGTTTATATGATTGTATTTTTAAAGTCTGAACAAAGCCAGTGCGTAACTAATCCAATGCTTTATGGCCTCAAGACTCTGGATAAAATAAATAATGCAGAGATAAGTTGTACTTGTTCGGGTAACCGGCCAGATATTACTACAGTGATTATAACTTCTGAAGGAATTAAACCTTTCCAGACAGACAATTATAATGCCCTAGGAAGTTCACAATCGCCTTACAACAGCGAGTTTTGGACAAATCTTAGTAAGTATAGTAAAATGAAAGGAGGATAAAATAAGATGAGTAAAAATGTAACTTGCGATAAATGCAATAAACAAATAAAAGAAATCAAAACCCTCACTTTACAATCTAAAGATTATGATTTATGTATAGATTGTTTTGGAAGAATAGATAAGTGGTTAAATGCTAAAGAAGTAAAATCAGATAACTTAGGAATGTTCAGTTAATGATTGGGGTAAATGGCAGAACAAAAGACTAAAGTAAAAAGCTGTTCTGCCTTAAAGAATTAGATAGTCTTATTTCTAATTAGAATAGACTTGCTTCATTGAATAAGGCTTCATCAACAAGTTCAGCATCTCTGCCAAAGTCAATGTCTTCATCAATTACAAAATTATCTCCTAGCATATTTTACACCCCCTTTTCATTTTTCTAATTATGTAATATACTTCTCCGTTTTCTTTCACGGTTTCGATCTGATAACCTTTTAAAATATTTAAGGTCATTCTTTTGTTTGTCATAAAAGAACTAAAGAATACTACTATTTAAAGTCTTATGCTAACTAGAAAGTAGATACAAAGTAGTAGTATTCTTATAGTCTAATATAAGACTAAAAAGGGACGTTATTAACGAAATGTAATTTACTCATAAAAAGTAGGCTTTTTAGAACCCCCCCTTCGTTTACGTGGATTCTTGTCCTTACCTCTCTTACCAATACCTATTGCTTTTTTCATTCCTTCTTTAGTTCTCTCACTTATAATATTTCTTTCAAACTCTGCAAATGCACCCATTATCTGCATTTGAAGTTTACCACTTGGAGTTGAAGTATCTATATGTTGAGTAGCTGCAATAAAGTTAATTCCTTTCTTATTAAATTCATCAAACAAACTTAAGAGATGTTGCAGACTTCTTCCAAGTCGATCTAATTTAGTAACCATTATAGCATTAAATTTTAGACTTCGCATATCTTCTAACATCTTATTAAATTCTGGCCTACTTGTTGTCTTGCCACTTATAACATCTTTGTAAACTTTATATATCTCAAAGTTATTTCTATTACAATAGTCTTTACATATATCTTCTTGTTTATCTGCATCTTGTTCTTCAGTACTTACCCTACAATATATTGCTATCTTCACGCATTAATTAATACTTTTTGGTTTATATAATTGTTGTTTATTTTTCTGTCTATTTTTTGAAGCCAGAATTGGCATACAGTTTAATCTATATACTGGACAATATATATTGTATAGCTACAATTAAATCCTGCCCCTATACTATATGGTCTCTCCATCATCTTCTGATTCATTATCCTCTATTTTATCATCACTTTCATCTGGTAACACCTCATCATCTTCATCATCAATCCCATTATTATTCATATTGCGTTCAAAGTTCAGCTTTCTAAGCTCTTTGATACCCCGCGGGGGAGTTTTTACCTCAATTTTGCCCCATAAATCGATTGATTTACGTGTCGTATGCAACCATTTAGCCATCTCGATTATATTTTTAATAGGATAAGTTATTAATCCAATCTTTTTCTTTAATTGTTTAAATGCTATCAGGTCTTTGTTATCTTCTTCATCACCAATTGATTCAATAGCTTTATCTTTCTCATCTTCATATGTCTTTAATGTAGCATGAGATATACCATTGATTGTTATATCCATCTTATTGAAGTAGGGGATACCATCTGCACCACATTTCTCCATGACTTCTGGGAATCCTCCACCAAAACTTCTAAGCTTTCTATAATTTCTTTTCTTTGTTGAACGATATTCATTCCAAAGTTTCTCAAGATTAGATTTTTTAACATAAACAAATCTTCCAGGAGTAATTTCTTTTCTAGAATACATATGAACCATTCCCAATGCTCTATCGACGACAGTATACTCTGGAAACTTATAAAACTTTGTATAATTTAAAATAAAGAAGTGCCTTCTCTTTCTAATCGTCATAAATAATCTTAATAAGTTTCTATTGATCTTCTTTATCTGATCTGCACCTAAAGAATCTAAGGACGGTTCATCCCAGATTATTATTTTATCTTTATTCTTCTTTGCGAAGTCAATCATGGCCTCTAATCTAAAGAACATATGTATCTCTCTGCTAGTTTTGAATTTAATATAATATGCTTCAGCACAAGAAGTATTTGTTTTTCCTTCTCCTTCAGAACCCTCGTTTATAAGTAGTGCATCTTTCTTAACATCTTTCTGAACACATCTTAGTATCATTAAGTCTAACTTAGCAAGAAGTTTATTCTCTAATGCGTACTGTAAGTCAGTAACAACAGCCATGATTAAAGTCCTTCATCATCGTCTCTGTTAGGAGAGTTCAATGCGTGCTCATCAAGATACTCTTTCATTTTCTTTTCATATATTAATAATAAGTTCTTTAACTTATCAAAGTTCTTTTGATTCATTTTAAATCCACTGCTTCCACTTCTTTCAGATCCCGATTGTTCCATTGGGGGATAATGATTAATACAATCATGCGTAAGTTTTCTAACACGTTCAGCGTCTATCTTTTCTTGTTTGTCTAACTTCGCCCAAGCTTCAAGAAGCAAACCATCTAATGCATTTATCATAACTTCATAATTAAATGTTCCAGTCTCTTGATTGAATCCTCTTAGATTAAATCGTGAAGCATTTAAAGCTCTTTGTAAAGAATCAATTCTTTCAGCAAGAGCAATTCCTGCATTGAATAAACTTTTAACTCCATCGTCACTCATGAATAATTACTATTACTTTTTAGTTATAAGCTTTTTGTTTTTACTGCTTGTCCGTAGCAAAATATTTAAACTTAATAGGATTATCTATTTCATGCCTATAACAGCACCATCATTTGGTAAACCTGCACCAAATCCATTTACTCCAGCTCCGGCTCCTAAACCTGCCCCAGCAATTCCTTCAGGTCCAATTAGTAAACCCACTCCAAGTCTTCCAGGAGTTCCAGCTCCAAAGCCAGTTCCATTTCTACCACCACAAACATATTATGGCGGAGGCGGAGGTGGTGGCGGAGGTGTAACACCCACTGCTCCACCTATTAGTACGGCACTTCCAACAGGAACTCCCGTTGGTTCAGCAGTTGGTGGAGGAACATTAGTTGTTACTCCGGGAGCACCAGGTGGAGTAAGTGTTGTTCCAATGTCTACACAAATTAAACCAGCTGTTTCTGTTCAAGTTACTCCAGTTCAACAATATGCTACAGCATCACCATATATTCAACCTCCGACAATATTACCAAAACAAATAACTGCCGTTCCAGAAAATATTCAATTTATGAAATTAACTCCATTCCAACAATTTTATACTTCTGATATTGTAACTAAAATAAAAAAAGGCCTGGGCGAACTATTGCCGGAAGGATTTCAAAGAGCAGAACAACCAGTAAGTCCAATAATTACAATAACAAAACCTTCGATTACTGGGACAAGAGCAACACAAGTTTATGAACAAAGATTTAGAACTGCAGAAGAATTACCTCCAACACAAGCTTATCAAATGGGATTATATAATGAGAAACAATTCTTAGAAGCAGAAGCTAAATATCAAGCAGCAGCAACATTTGGTACGGGAGTTGTATTGGGAGCAGTATCTATATTAGCTCCCCCAGTTGGTGTTGCTGCTGGAATATTATATGGGGCAAAAACAATATTAGACTTGCCTGAAATTATTAAAACAACAACAATTTCTCCTAAGGCCACAGCAATAAGTATAGGAGCAGGATTAGCTGGAGGTGCAGTTGGAGCATTGGGAACTGCATATATAGTTCCAAAGATAAAGGGAGAACTTGCTTCTATTGGAAGACAAGAGATTCAAATAGAAAAATTATCTTCACAAAAACCATATCCTGAAGCTCCTGTTGAAAAACATTTAGAAATATTTAAAGAAAATAAATATGCTTTGCCTGGAGAAGAATCTCCGGGAGTGTATCACGCAACTCCTTACGGTGGTTCATTCAAAGAGACTTTTACAGTTACTCCTGGTTCAAGTGAACTTCCGGGATTATATGTTGCTCCAGAAGTATCCTATAAATTTTTAAAGATTCAAGGTGTTGAAATACCTGTTCCAAAATTCTTTGATTTGAGTACAACCTCTGTCCTTGAAAAAGCTCCAAAGATATTGAGGATATATCCAGAAGCAATTGAAGAAGCACCAACATTTGGAGAAATATTATTACCTAAAAAATCAGCTGTAATCATTGAAAGATTTAAAACTCGTGGTCCTGAATCAACTAAATTCTTATTAACTAAAGCAGAAAAAGGGGTTGCATATGTTCCTGGAGTTAAAACAGAAATAGAAGCAATAATTCCTCCAGAAAGTACCTTTGCATTATCTGGACAAAAATTCTATACAGAGTTTATAGGAATAAAAGTTCCAATAGATCAATACATAAGTTCAGCAGAAAAGGGAGTGATTAGTGCTTCAGAATTAGAAGGAGGATATATTCCGACATTTAGTATTACTACTCCAGGAACTATTGGTTATGGAATTTCTAGAGTAAAATATGTGCCTTCTAAAATTTCATATCCATCTAATGTTTCAAAAATAGTATCTCAAGTTTCATCTGTTCCATCTAAATCAATTGCTTCCGTTTCTAAAGTTTCTTATCCTACAATTAGTTATCCGAGTATTACAACTTCATCGATAACAACATATCCTTCTATTTCATATCTTCCAATAGTTCCACCATCTTATGTTGTTCCTTATGTGCCTCCAAAATATCCAATAACTTACTCTCCAATTACACCAAAAATTATTACACCAAAAATTATTCCACCATTTAAATCTTTAGATGAAGAAAAGAGATTTAAATTTGGAGAGCGTAAAAGAAGAAAAGCCTATTCAGTCTTCCTTAGACGACGTGGAAAATATATTCCAGTAGCAATAGGACTCCCAAGAGAAAGAGCCTTGAAATTTGGATCTGAGAAAGCTTTAGGAACTTTGGGTAGGACATTTAAAATTAAGGCTATGGGCGAAACTTTCCAGGAAGATATTGCATTTAAACCAAGAGAGGATATATTTAGAACATTTAAAGTTCGCAAGGGGATTAAACAACCACTCGTTGATACATATATACAAAGAGCTAGCAAGTCATTATCTACAAGAGCCGAACGTGGATTAATTCGTGAGGCAAGAATAGAAAAGCAATCAGGCATAAAAAATCCATTTAGATATAAACAAAAGATATTTATATAGGATTAGCATTACTTAAACATGGTATCATTCACAGAGTATACAAAGGCAATCCAATCAGTCAAAGGACAAACTGAAACTTCTAAGTTACAACGCAAGGCAATAAGAAAAAGATATTTAAGTGAAGCCTCAGCCGAGGGTAAGAAGTTATTAAGTCCCGAATATAGAAAACAAAAAGCTTTTAGATCTTCAGGCATAGGGCAATTCTTTTCTGGCGTAAGTAAATATCAAAGAGCTATTCAAGGAAGAGGAAGACCAAAAGGATCAACAGATCCTAGATATGCTGCGTATGGTGGAGTTTATGGATATCGTAAGCAATTAGCTGCTAGATTATCTTCTAATAAAGCATTGGCCAGAGCAGAAGCCTATCGGCAAGCAGCACAGACACAACAATTTCAAAGACAACAGATGGCAAGACAAATTCCACAAGAACAACGGACTATCCCAAATACAAGTGGTTTTAGTTCAATAGGAAATTATATGAAAGAAATCGAAGATGCTTCTAATGAAGTTCCTTAAGAATTAACAAAAAGCTTATAACTAACTACTTCTTAGGAATTATATGTCTGAACAAGATCAAGAATTTATGAATCAAATTGTAGCCGAAATAGAACAACTTAAACAAAATCAAGGAGGTCAATATCCTGCACCAGTTTCATTTGGTGGTGGAAATAAGACTAACTTAGTTGAATGGCAATTAAATTTTAGTGAAGAACTTGCCGAAATAGAACATCTATTAAGAAATGACTTATTTATGAGAGATGAAAAGAATAATGAAATTTGGGTAAGAAATAAAAATTCTGAAGAAGTTATATTTAATGATCGTGGAGTTAATGAAATAATTAAAGAGATTAGAATGTTCTTAAATAAAAATACTGTTCTTTCAAACTATCAGGCTGATGAAATAAGATTAAGACTTAGAAATTTAGGTCATGAGCTTAGAGCACTTATTTATAATAATTATGAAGCTTATGGATTAGATACCGAATATAAACTTAATCATTATCCTATGATGGTTATAACAATTCTTTCAATGATTGAGTCTGCCTATCGCAGGGCCTTGAATGGAGAAGAAAGAAGAGATCTTAATTCAGCCAGACAAGTTACACAGACAGAACCAATTGGTAGTCAGCATATGAGTGGCTATCCAATGATGATGATGCAACAACCTTCTAAGAAAAAACTTTGGAATCCATTTAGTTGGGCCGCTTAAACTATTAACAATTAGTAAAAACCAAATAATATATAAACTTATCTGTCCTCTAAACCTTCATGAATCATAAGTCCATATGTCTAGTATTCTTTATCTCTTTATTAACAATTCCTTTAGTCCAAGCTTTAACAATTTCCCCATTAAGTACTGGCGTGTATAATTCAACAGATACAAATATAACTCAAGAATTTAATTTTGCTCATTTAAATGTTTCTACATCAACACCTTATGATTCATTAATAAGATACTATACTTTTGATAATGACAATGCAACAAAGTCTTATGATTTTTCATCAAGCAATATAAACGGCAATTATACAAATGGTGCAAATACTAAATCTGGAATGTTTGGTGATGCATATAATGGCTCTTCAGCTTTAAATAGTTTTCTTAACCTAAATTCAAATTTAATTCCAGGAGACAATAATTTTACAATTTCTCTTTGGTTTAGAGCTAATTCATTGGCTTCTTTCGGAATGATTATAGGTTCTCAAGACAATGGAAACTCTAATTATTTGACAACGCAGGATAATAATAAAGTTAATTATAGGTCTGGTGCAGGAGACTTTACATCTACAGCAACTTTATCTACTAATACATGGTATCATCTAGTTGTTAGAAATAATAATACTGGTGCTACAATATTTATAAATGGTGCAGTAAATGCTAATTCTGCAACACCGAGAGATTGGAATCAAGAGAAATTTAATTTAGGAACAAGGAATTCTGGAGATTTATCTTTTTCAGGTCTTATAGACGATTTTATGGTATTTAATATTTCATTAAATAATTCTCAAGTTTCAGATATTTACAACAATCAATCTTCAAGATTCTTTCCAACTGGTGAACAACTATTCCAGAATATTAATTTCAATACTAATACCAAAGTAAATATTTCTCTTACAATAAATCAGACTTTGCTTTCATCTTATTTGTCAGCAAAAATTAACAATGGCCCAGTGACCAATTTTACAAATGGTAGAATAATAGGATATAATTTATCTGGTGATGTGTCAAATGGAAATCTTAGTATCTTTTATACTACGTCACCCAATAACTTTTATAGTCCATTGGTTGGTGGTAATATTACAATAGAATCTGATCCGGCAAGTGCCCCCGATATACAATTTGTTTCGCCAACTAATCCTTCGGGTACTATAATCGGTGCAAATCATATATTAATAAATGTTACTTCATCAGATACAAATTTAGTAAACATAACAATAAGATTATTTAATGCTTCAAATAGTTTAATTAATTCAACTACAACTACAATATCGCCTAACTTTGTTAATATAAGCAATTTAGCTAACGGGGTATACTTCTTTAATGCGACAACATATAACTTATTTGGAATATCAAATAGTACAGAAACAAGAAATGTTACTATTGATTCAACTCTTCCTAATGGAACAATAATCTTCCCCTCAAATGGTTCACTCTTAAATTATGCAGAAGTTAATTTTACTTTAAATGCAACTGACAATTTAGGATTAGCTAATGCAACTTTAAATATATATAATTCTACAGGAGGATTATTTAATAGTACAACTATAACTTTTGCATTTGGAACTTTACAATCGTTAGTAGGAATAGTCGTTAATTTGGTTGATGATGTCTATAATTGGTTCTATACTGTAGTTGATAATGCAGGTAATTCATTTATAACTCAAAATAATACCTTGACAATAAATATAACTTCAACTAATGTTACAGCATGTGGAGTTTTAAGTTCAGCCAATACAGTCTATACTCAGATAGCAAATATAATTCCAGTATCAACAACTCCATGTATTAATATCACGGCACAAAATGTAACATTCAATGGTAATGGTTATTCAATTGTGAATGATACTTATTCAAGTCTTTGGGGAATTTGGTCTAATCAACTCAATACTACAATAATAAATGTAAATGTTTCAACACACGCAGGAATTAGTTACGGAATTAGATTTCAATCGGGTGCACATAATTCTACTATAAGGGATAGTACTTTAATCTCCGGCTTTGCAGATATAAGAATAACGAGCGCTGACAATATTAAAATAATAAATAATACTCTTCCTGGAGGGGGAAATGGAACAGGCATATACTTAGAGACTTCTAATTATAATTTTGTTGCAAATAACACTGTAATAAATCATGTTGGCGGTGTTGGCGCTGCTGATGGAATAACCACTGCTCCAGGTTCTCATAATATAATCATCGGCAACAATGCCAGTGGAAATTTCAGATACGGATTTAGTTCTTTTGCTAACTCAATTAATAACACAATAACTAATAACTATTTTGATGCAAATCATGACAGCGGAATATTTTTATCTAATAGTTATAATAGTACATTCATAAATAATACGGCTAATAATAATTATCATAATGGTATATACTTAAGTGGAACAGAAACAGGACACGTCTTTATTAATATTACTATAAACAATTCTGGTTGGAATGGAATCTATATTGATTTTGGTACAGCTACAAGTAACAATTTTACTAATATTAGAATAACAAATACTAATTCGTCTTTCTTTGATTTAAATATAACGGAACTTACATCAAGAGATAATTATTTCATTGATACTTATATTGGAAATTATACTATTTTAAATGCAACACTTAATATTAAAAATTCTCAATTTGGCGAAATTAAATTTATTAACCCTATAAATGGAACGGGAACAAACTTAAGTAATGATATAAAAATATTGAGCAATCTCGCAGTCGTTAATTCTTCTAATACAGGTTTAAATTCATCTGCAAATATCACCTTATATAATACTCCGACTAACTTTACATTCCCAGTAATATATAAAAATGGATTTAATTGTTTAGATTGTAGTAATTTTACGTCACTTAATGCTGGTAATGTATCATTTAATGTAACTAGTTGGTCTAATTATTCTATCGGAGAAGATTTAATTCCTCCAGCAATACAATTTGTTTCTCCAACTGAAACATCTGGAACTAATCTTACAACAAGAAATTATATAAAAATCAATGTTACAGCCATAGATAGTAATTTGAAAAATATTACAGTTTACTTATTTAATTCAACTGCTTTAATTAATTCAACCAATAGTACAACAAGTCCATTAGATATTAACTTCAGCAATCTTGCTAACGGATTATATTACTTTAATGCAACCGCATTTGATACATCTGGAAATGTTAATAATACTGAAACAAGAAATGTTACTATATCAATTGATAATATATTTCCACAATTCTTTAATCTCTCAGCAACCCCTACAAGTCCAGTTAATTACTCTTCAGGAGTAACATATACATTCAATGCTACATGGACAGATAATGTGGCTGTTGATACTATAAAGATAGAATTCAATGGGGTTAATTATACAGTTCCAGTAAGTGGAACTCCAAATGTATATAGCTTTACAAGAATAGACTTGTCTGCAGGAACTTATCCATATTATTGGTTTGCCAATGATAGCAGTGGCAATGTCAATGTAACAAGCATATTTAATTATATAATCAATAAGACTGTCCCGCCTATAACACTCAGTTTCTCTCCTTCAAGCACTGTTAATCAAGGAACAGAAACTACAACATCTGGGCTTTCTTGTCCCTCACAGTTGACTTGTAATCTATTCCAGGGAACTATTGCAGTAAGTAATCCACACATTACAACATTTGGAGTAGGAACTTATCCTTATACATTCAATACAACTGGAAATACAAATTATACAAGTGCTTCTGTAACAACTAATTTAACTGTTCAAGCTACTGGGGGCGGAGGTAATGTGACAACTATAAGTGCTCCGGTAATTTGCCCAGAAAATAAGTTTGGATTCTATAACCCTTTATTACCACATATTGTTAAAGCTGGATGTTTATAAACTATTAATAAGTAGTAAAAACGAAAAGATATATAAAGTTATATCTCTTATAAAGTTGCATGAATAGTAAGTTGGTATACCTTGTATTCCTTGTTTTTTTATTAGCAATTCCAATAGCTTCAGCAGGACAACAATCTCTTGGAATATTTAAACAAGATTCATCAGTAATATTAAAACAAAGTTGCGCCAATTGCACATTTAATAATGTTACTTCAGTTCTATATCCTAATTCAACTATTGCAATGGGAGTTACTCCAATGTCTCAATCTGGAAGTGAATATTCCATTGCATTTAATAAAACTTCTGTTCCTGGAAATTATATTGTCAATGGTATAGGTAATCCAGATGGAAGTTTAACTGTTTGGACTTATGATTTTGATATTAATCCGCTTGGTGCAAAAATAACTGGATCGAAAGCATCATTTTATATTTCTTTACTTATTATATTAATATTAATTTTCTTAGCTCTAATAATCTATGGATTAAGTTTACCTTATAAAAATTCAAGAGATGAATTATCAGGTTATATTTTAGATGTTAATAATCTCAAATATCTAAAGATTCTTTCTCTTTGTTTAGCTTATTTGATAGCCGTAGTTATTACATATTTAGCATATATCATTTCTTATTCATTCCTCGAGATGGATTTTCTAGGGAATCTCCTTTATTTTATATTCTATGCAATGATTATTTTAATAATCCCATTATTTATAGTTGGAACGTACTTATTTATAGCTAATTGGGTAAGAGATAGCAAGATTGCTGATGGATTACAAAGAGGTTTTAGAATAAGATGATGAGTGGAATATTCAGACCAAAGCCTGGAAAGATAGATATTGAATTTGACAGAGAATTGGATGAGATAATCAGGGATAGATATGGAAGAAAGATGGATAAGAGACCGGTTTCAAGAGCTTTAGTTCAAAGAAAAATAACTAAACATCCTTTATGGCCAAATCTTAAAATGGATTTAAAGAGATTAAATTTCATACCAGAAAACAAAATTATGAATAAAAAAGGACAGATTGCTGGATGGCATCCTACCTTTAATCTATTTACTTTAATAGTTGTATCAGTATTAGCAGTCGTATTATTTGCAGGTCTTCAATATTCAATGAATCTTATTAATAATGTTATGATGCAAGTTGGTGCTCAAAATGAAGCTAATGCCGGGAATGTAGGATACACTAATATGACTTATGCTGCACAGGTAACATTTGGAAAAGTCAATGCAAGTATGGATGGATTAAGATTAGTTTCAATGGCATTGATATTTTCTATTATCTTGGGAATTCTATTTACTAATTTCCTTATGAAAGTACATCCTGCATTCTTTTTAATCTATATATTCATAGTTCTTCTAGCAGTTATATTTGCTGTTCCAGTTTCAAATGCATATCTTTCTTTAATTCAATCTGGCGTCTTTGGAGGGTATTTACAACAGCATGCTTTTGCTAATTTCATAATATTACGTCTACCTTTTGTTACAGCTCTAGTTGGAATTGCTGGAGCAGTTCTTTTATTCGTAAATATTGTCAGAAGTCAAGATGAGGGACCACTTTAAAATGACAAACAAAACAATATTAATGATATTTGCATTGCTATTCTTAGCTCTGCCTATGGCTTCAGCATTAGAATTGAATCCTTTTGCAGATGTAAAAGATTATTCTGCGGAACCTACACCTTATGGAACAATTAACATTTCAAATACCTTTTTCTGGATAAAGACTGGAACTATAGCAACATATACTATTGCAAGTATTTCTGATAGTATAATTAATATTCAAATGGATGGAAATGCAACACTATATCAAAATGGAACTTTATTTGATGATGTTAATTTTAAAGACAGCCTTGGTAATTTAGTCAATATAAATTATATAGCACAATTTATATTGACAGCAGAAACATATCAAATCGATGTTCCAGTATATGAAGAGAATTGTCAAAAGATTTATGATACAATGAATAAAACAACAAATAAGATATGTACTAATGATTTAGTTAAAATCAATAAGGAAGATAGAACAAGAGAAGTTTGGCAAAAATATAATGCAGACATTTTACCTGTTGGAAATTACCAATGGAAAATAGAGGGCAGAAAGAATATCAATCAAGCAGTAGATATTTTACCAGTTAAAAGTGGAAATGAATTTAGTGAATGGGTCTGGTTCAACACAAGTTTTGCTTATAAACAAGCAATAACTATTGCAAATCAAACTGGAGAAAGCTTATTGAATTATACTCAATATGTAAGCGTAAATCTTACAACTCAAATTAATGCCGGAAAACTTCAAAGTAATTGTGGAGATATAAGATTTGTCAATGCTTCAGAAACAGGTGAATTTTCATATAGAATTTTAGGATGTAATAATGGGACAAATTCTTCTTTTGAATTTAGATTGGGTGATGCAGGATTGGGAAGTTATACCGCATATATGTATTATGGAAATACGGCTGTTAATTCTACACAAAATGAAAACAGAACTTACCTATTTTATGATTCTGCAACGACTGATAGAACTTCGGAATATACAACAAATGTAGATGCTGGAACTTGTAGTCATACTTTTAATTCAGGAAGTCTTGATTATGGATTAGATGCAAGTGCTCCTGCAACTACTTGTATAGCATATGTAACAAATCTCAATGTAACCAATGTAACCATTACTGCCCTTTTAAGAGACCAAAATTCAGCAGTTAGTTCAGGATTAGTATTAAGGGCTTCAAGTGCTAATAATAATTATAAGATTCAGAAAATAAATGGCAATCAAAATTTAAGAATAATGGTTGGCGGAGTAGATAAAGAATTAACTCCTGCAGTAGCTAGTAGTTTAAGTACAAATACATTCTATCTTTATACATTTTATGCACAGGGGACAACATTAAATAATACGGTTAATGGATTTTCAATCCAAGGAACAAATAATAGTCTCACTAATGGATTTGCAGGAGCTTGGGCTTATGTAGATGGCAATATAAACTTCAAAAATATGACTATAAGATTAAGAGTTGCAACTGATCCAGTTATAACTTTCGGTGCAGAAACAACTATTACAATTTCTAATGTTTTAAATGCTCCGACAAATAATGCTAATTTTACTGTTAATTCAGTAACTTTCAATGCAACCACTACAGCAGGTCAAGGAACTGTCACTAATGCCACTCTTTATATATATTACATAAATAGTTCTGTAGTTTTAACTAATTTAACTACCGGATTAAGTGGTTCAACAAATACAACTATATGGAATCAAACTTTATCAGATAATAATAATTATAAATGGAACATATTTAGTTGCAATAGTAATAATAATTGTACTTTTGCACCATCTAATTTCACATTTACTGTTGATACGGCTGCTCCACAAATCCAATTTGTGTCACCTACTGAAACTAATAACTCTATATTTAATAGAAATAATACTCTAATCAATGTAACTGCCACAGATAATAATCTTGCAAATATAACAATAAGATTGTTCAATTCGACATCACTTGTTAATCAGACGACAACGACAACAAGTCCTAATTTTGTGAACATAAGTAATTTAAGAGATGGAATTTATTACTTTAACGCAACTGCGTTTGATGTGTTTGGACATAGTAATTCAACTGAGACAAGAACGGTTACTATTGATACTACTCCAATCTCTATCAATTTTACAAATCCTACTGAAATAAATGGAAGTTTCATAAATAGAAACAACATTTTAGTAAATGTAAGTGCAAATAGTACCTCATTAGCCAATGTTACAATTTATTTATATAATTCAACTAATTTAATAAATACTACAGTAAGTACAACGAACGTAACTTTCTTAAACTTTACAGGATTAATAGATGGTATTTATTATTTCAATGCTACGGCTACAAGTTTAATAAATGTAAAAGTATATACTGAAACAAGACAGACTACAATTGATACTTTAGCACCAATTATAAATATAACTGCTCCGATAAATCCAGTATCTTATCAATTGATAAATACTAATTTATCTATAAATTGGACTATAACCGATATTAATCCTCAAACTTGTTTTTATAGTTATAATTCTGGAAATATAACAGTTTCTTGCGGAGTAAATAGTTCAACACAAAAAATATTAGATTATAATAATAGAACAATAATATTCTATACAAATGACAGTGCTGGAAATTATGCAAGTTCAACAAGAACGTGGAATTATAGTGTATTTGAATTTAATAGAAGTTTCCATAATCAAAGTTTTATTGGAGCTTCAGAAACATTTAATCTGAACTTTTCAGGAAGTACACAAGTATCTTCAGTACTTTTCAATTACAATGGAACTAATTATAATTCTCCATTTATACAGAATGGTGAAAACTATTTAAGTACTGCCGCAATTACTATTCCAAATAATTTAGGAAATAAAACAGCTTCTTTCTATTGGACAGTTACATTAAGTTCTGGAGCAAATATAACTACTCCGAGTAGCAATCAATCAATAGCTTTTGTAACTATAGGAAATTGTACCACTAATCCCGTTCTTATTGCTAATTATAGTTTATTTGAAGAAGATGGAAAAACTCCAATTAATGGTACTATTGAAACAATAACTACACTTTATTCTTATGGTTCAAGTACAAATCTTATTGCTAATTATAGCTTTAAATCAGTCAATGGAGTTGCTGGAGTTTCAATCTGTGCTCCAGCAAATGTATTTAATACAACTCAATATACTATGTATTATGAAACTAAATATTATAACGATACTTCTGCTATAGAATATAAATATGGCCAAAATATAACTCTTAGTAATAATACAATTCCTCAAAATATTAATTTATATGATTTGATATTAACAAAATCTGTTGAATTTAGAGTTAATTTTAAGGATTCATTTTTATCAAATGTTCCAGGAGCACTTATTGATGTTCAAAGGCAATATATTCCTGAAAATATATTCACTTCAGTTGAAACTCCAATTACTGATATAGATGGAAATACTCTTGTACATCTTGTTGAAAGTAGCGTCGTTTATACTTTTATAATTTCTAAAGATGGACAAATATTAGGCACATTTGACCATGTTGTAGCTAAATGTAATAGCCCCACAGATTGCAGGATTGCTTTCAATGCTGTCTCTTCTACTGTTTCAACTCAAGATTGGAGTAAATATGGAAATCTTAATGTTGCATTAAGCGCAAATAATAATACAAGAAATATACAAATGGTTTATAGTACAATAGATTCTACAGTACAAACTGTTTCTTGGACAGTTAGAGTAGCAGATCAATATGGAAATACAACTGTCTGTACTGATAGTCAAGTTTCACAAGCAGGAGTATTTAATTGTATAATTCCAACAACTTATGGTGATACCTCAATAGAAGTAATTCCAGCAGTTAATAATCTTCCAGTAACAAGATATTCACAAACTTTTGCTCCAACATCAGATCAAACATTCGGAAATACTAGATTGATTTTGGCTATGCTATTATATTCTACATTAGTTTTAATGCTGGTTGGTCACCCAATTGCTATGGTTGCTGGAGCAATATTAGGATTGTTCTTTACAGGAAGTATGTTTATGATAGATGGAGTAAATGGAATAACTACTGGAATGGTAATAAGCTATTTCATAATAGGTGCAATTATAGTTATGTGGCAATTAAATAAGAGGATGCAGGAATAATGACGGCAGAAGCAAGAAGTTATTTAACAAATTGGATTATAATTGGATTCTTTGCATTAATTATGATGTTCTTTGTAGTTCAATTTCCAATAGCAAATAATGGCCCTATTATAAATGATACAAGCGTTGCAAATGCTTCAGCTAGTTTAAGTGCGCATCTTAATGATTTTACATCAAATAGTAATGCAACTTATTCTTCATTTAATAAAGCTATCAAAAGTCCGAGTCCAATTCAAATATTCTTACTTTTTGATGGAATAACTCAGATATTATTTAATATAGTTTCTATGTCTGTAAATACAATTGGAATATTAGGATCATTAATAACTTCTGAATTGGGTATAGAATTTGCATTACTTTTCGGAATAGTTATAGCAATAATGTTAGTAACGATAGTATTTTTAATCTATAAAAATGTCCGTACAGGATCTTGAGGAAAAATGAAAACAAATAAAAAGACAATAGGAGTAAATAGACAATGGTAGTTTCTGCCCCATATCCTGATCTCTCCACAGTTAATGGAAGTACAAGTGATTTATCTGTAATATTTGTATATGCAAATACAGTTACAGATGGATATTTTATGCCATTTGTAGCGTGGGCATTTTTCATAATTGCATTATTCGCAAGTTATTTTGGACAGATGAGATTTACTGGAAGAGCTAAAATGGATGTAAGTTTCTTGGCTGCAAGTTTTGTTTCAGTTGGATTCTTTTCTATAATGTCTTTAGGATTTGGATTATTGACAATGAAACATACAATTATTGTAATGATATTTGCGATAGTTGGATTAATGTGGACTTTATTTGCAAAGAGTGAATAGGTATACCAAGTATATTTAGATTTATATATATTGACTAATTAGTAGTAACATGTCAAAATTATACTTTAAAGTTGAAAGGGGGTTATTTAAATAATGAGAAAACTTTCAATGAATAAGAAAGGAGTCTTTGGACTCACTTCGGTTCAGCAATTTTTCGCAATTATACTTGGTGTTGCCCTTTTAGCTTATGTAATTATAATCATAATGGGTACATTATCAAGTTCTAGTATCGTTGCCACAGGTTCATTAGCTGGAAATCAGACTAATTCGATCTTGGCCAACGTATCAACTGGTATTACGTCATTCTTCGGAGCTATCAATCCAGTCTATGCGATCTTAGCTGTTCTTGTAATAATCTTAGTTCTTGTAGTTCTAGTTAGAGTAGTTACAGGCGGACAGCAAGGCGGTCAAGCTGGAGCTATCTAATAAGAGATTAGAAAGATTATCGGAGACTTTTCACTCTCTATAACTCAGTGAAAAAGTAAGGGGAGCTTCATAGCCCCATTTTTTATTTTTATATTTAGCCCAATGACCTAGTGCTGTAGGGGACGGACACTAGCATACGGGAATTCGTCCCCAGAATATTTACACAATGCATAAGAGAATAACCAAACAAGACGCAGAAGTTTATAGAAAGTTTTATAGTCATAAGGCTCCTTCTCCAAAATATCCAATCTTTTCAAGGAAACATAAAAAATGAGTCCACTTACAAAAACCGGATTATTAATAAGAAAGAAATTCTATAAAGAATATGGCCCTAAAAGGGGCAAACGAATATTTTATTCTTGGGAACATAAAAATCCTTGGGTTCTTAAACATAGAAAGAAAGGGAGGTAAGTTAAATGCATAAAGGAAAATTACATATAGTAGTTCCAAGAGTTCCAGTACTAAAAGCCAGTAGTAAAACTTTGAGTTCTGCATTGCATACTAGTAAAAAAAGAAGTATGCCAATGCGAGCAAGAATGAAAATTTATTAGACTTTTTTTAAAACGATAAACTATTTAAAGTTTATTTTCTTTTAATCTGTGTGCCATGATTCCTCGGCTGAGTTATCGTCGGTATGCTCAAGCACATTCAAAAAGGGACGGAAATATATTTTAGACCTCTAAAATAAACCTTCATACTTTTGTAAAAACAAAAGACACTCTTTTTTAAATTCAGAGAAGAAATGAAAGACAATCTTTGTAGGCGTGGTGTCTTGATCTTCTCTTCCGTCCCCGAAAACTATAATTTATTAGATTTTTTGTAATTGTCACGTAGTAGTGATGATAAAAGTTTAAATAGTAAATAGATTATAATTTCTTGCTCTTAAAAAAGCAGAGGCGACACGATGACCGAAATTGAAACGATAAAACAAAAGATACAAATTCTAAAAGACTTAAATAAGTTTGTACATATTACTTTAGAAAATGGAAAATTCTATAACGGAGTTATTACTTATATCTCGGCAGATTTTATTTTTATTGATGAAAGGAAAGAGGGAAAAGATTGGCTGATATTTATTTCTGAAATTAAAGCAATTGATCTTTACGAAAAGAAAGGTGAAGAATGACTCTTGGATTAACTTCTCCAATACCTTCTGACTTCTATGATTATTTAAAAGAAGATGAAAAAAATCAGCCTATTGAAGATAAGTGGCGATTATATAATCTTAGAAAGGCAGTTGGACAAAATATAAAACAGAAAGAGATTGAAAAAAAGAAAATCGAAGTAAGTAAATGTTATGAAAAGATAATTGAAATATTATCTAAATATGTGGATATGAATGAAGAACAGAAAAAAATAATCGCCGTATGGATAATGGGAACATATTTTCATGAACAATTTAATACCTATCCATATTTATTCTTTAATGCTATGAGGGGATCTGGTAAAACAAGAACCCTTAAATTAATATCTTCTCTCGGAGCTAAGGGAGATGGTTCTGTACAAAATAATCTGACTGACGCAGTCCTATTCAGAATTCCGAGAGGTACTACTACTTGTATTGATGAGGTTGAACAGATAGGCCATCGAGATAAACAGACATTAAGAGAACTTTTGAACTCTGCCTATAAAAAGGGTATGAAAGTCAAACGAATGAAGAAAGTACATAAAGATAAAGAAGAAAAGCAAGAGGTAGAAGTCTTTGAACCTTACTTCCCTATTGCCTTAGCTAACATCTGGGGTATGGATGAAGTATTAGGAGATCGGGCAATAACTTTAGTTTTAGAAAAGTCTAACCATCAGTCTATAACCAAAATGATAGAAGATTTTGATACAAATACTGAAATCTTAGAGATTAAACGAACTTTAACTCAATTTAGTGACGTTAGTGACGTGACGTTACCGAAAAAAACATATATACAGCACTGGAACACCTACATCTGTCAGAAGTACAACGTCATATCATCATCATCATCATCTACGTCATTAAACATCATATCATCATTAGAAGATATAGAAAGAGATCAATTATTTAATAAAATAGATGAAATGGGGATTCATGGAAGAAACCTAGAATTGTTTTTACCATTACTTTTAACTGCTAAAGATATAGGAGAAGAAGTGTTTGTAGATATTCTCAATGTAGCTAAAAATATGTCTCATCAAAAGAAAGAAGATGAATATCAAGATTCTAAAGATGTTTCTTTGTTTGAATTTATTACTCATCTTGAAAATGATTTAGGATTAAACTATATTGCTTTAAAAGAACTTACTCAAAAATTCAGGCACTTTGTTGGAGATGTCGAAGAGTTTGAAGATAAGTGGTTAAATGAAAAGTGGTTGGGTCGAGCTTTAAAGAGATTGAATTTATCACTAAATAAAAAGAAGTTATCTGCTGGAGTTCAAGTCATGCTTAATTTTGGTAAAGCAAAAGAAAAGTTAAAGATATTCAAGCATCAAGAAGAGGTAAAGTCATGAGCTACCGCCCACCCCAAGGATATGATAAATGCCTCCATTGTAGAAAGTTCTATCCTAAAACCTATAAACTCGGCTTAGATAAGCGCAAGATTCTATTCTGTGAGAAATGTATTCAGGAGAAAGATGAAACCAAACAATAACGGCTATCCAACAGAAAAGGAAATCCAACAATGGCTAAATGAATCGCCAGATGAAGATATCCACATTTATTTAATTAGAAAAGCTTATGAGAAAGGAGATAATCGCTGTACCGAATAACTATGAAAGTACGTAAAAAAGCAAGAATAGCAAAGAGAAAAGCCTTAGAAGAATGGACTATGCTAGTAAAGCAATCTGGTCGTTGTCAGATTTGTGGACATGATAAATTTTTAGATGCCCACCATATACTTCCCAAGGAACGCTGGTCAGAATATCGCACTAAGCTAATCAATGGAATTTGTTTGTGCAAAACTTGTCACAAATTTGGAACCTTCAGTGCCCATAGGCATGGAATTTGGTTTGCTAACTGGTTAAGAGAACACTATCCAGAACAATATGAATGGGCGCTTTCAGCTGTTAAAGGTAATTCAGAGATTCAGACTAAAGATGAGCCTATAAACGATTCTAAAGGCATTGGCATTGATCCTATAGGAGAAATCAAATGATTATTAACTCACAGTCCATAAGGAATCTTTCTTTAATAGATTCAGGTTGTGGCTGGACACGGGCGATGCACTCTGCCTTCAAAACCCGCAACCAATATTCCAGATTTGGAGGGGTTTATTTTGCCATAAATTTTTCCCTTTCAGGTCTGGCAAGAATCTAAAATGACAACTATTACAAATCTTATCAATGGATATACAGTTAAAACACTTTTAGTTATTGCAGCCTTATTGATTCTATTTTTTGCAATATTGATAAATGAACTTAGTCGGGAGCAAAATAAGTGATATTTCAATTATTAGCCTTATTAGTATTCGTTAGTCTTCTTATTTGGATAATCAAAATAATTATGGATGAATTAAAATGAAAACACGATACAGTCCAAAGTTTACAGTTTTTCAAAGAAATCAAGAAACCAGAGAACTCTCAGACATAATTGACAATCTTCTATTTAGATTATCAAATGCGAGAGAAGAAGATCAGCCACAAATTAAAAGATTACTAACAAAAAGAGCAAATGAATATCGAACTCTTACGGGAGAATATTATCGTAAACAATACAAATGAAAAATTTATATAAATATAAAAGAATCTGTATAAAATGCCATAAAGAATTTGAAACTGATTACTTCAAAGTTCCTTTCTGCTATAAATGTCAATTTTATGGTCGATCTAGAGCAAGGATAATCAGAATATCTCGGAGTGAAAATGATAACTAAATATCGATTCTCCCGTATCTGTCCAAGATGTAATTTATTATTTATTCCGTTATCTAAATTTAATCGCGTTTGTAATAATTGCATTAGGCCATATTATTGGTCAAGGCAGAAAAATAAAAGAATAAAACTTTCTCCCTTTATAGTAGTAAATAGAAAACGAAATGTTTAAATAGTCAACTATCTATAGTAAACCATGAAAACAACAATCAGAAAAGGATTAAGAGAAATCCACGAATTCAAATGCAAGAAGTGTGGCAAGCTATTAAAAGCAAATAGCGAGAATCATGCAGACGCTTTGATTAAGATTCATAATCAGTTTTGCAAAGGGAGAGGAAAATGAGTAAAGATTCAAATAAAAATTATACTATTTTTCTTACTTTATCAATATTTGTCTGTTTTATCGTTGTTATAATTGTTGGAGGTATATTTTTTAATCAATCTGAACAATTAGATATTCAAAAAGAATTATTGAAACAAATAACTTTAGAAACACAAGCTAAATCTTCTCAAATCGTAGATCTTCAATTAAAAGATAATCGGGCAATGTTAAGCACGATAATCTACAATTCTGGATTCGATATTAATAATCCAGAATATTTTATATTTGATTATTTTCTTATTAATTTTGGAAATTCAAAAGCTGAAAATATAACTGTTGTATGTAAAATGCTGGATACTTATGGCCGTAGTGCATTTGAAACAAGAGATAATTACAAAATTCAGGATGCAAATTCGTATGAGTTAAAAGAGATGACTCCAAATATTCCATCAACATTTGATATGACTAAAGACTATTCCCCACTTTGTTATGTAGAAAGCTGTGATGGAAATTGTGAAACATTATATAAAAGAATTCCAAAAATGGAAGAGGCTTACGAGAAATGAGAAACAATCTTAAAGATCCGGATTATTCTTATTCAAATGAATATATTGAAAACTGGTTAGATAAATTAAAAGAGGAGATTATTTAATTATAT